GTCTTTGGTGGAAACCAAGGAAACCCTGTGCGCCAATGTGCTGAACAACGCCTTTACGGGTGGTCAGTACGCTGGTGGCGACGGTGTGGCACTTAACAGTGCATCGCACCCCATCGTGAACGGCACTTTCAGCAACCTGCTGACCAACGCTGCTGTTCTCAGCCAGACCTCGCTTGAGCAAATGCTCATTCAGATCCGTCAGGCAGTGGACAACAACGGCAAGAAGATCCGTCTCGTGCCACGACAGCTTGTCGTTGCACCGGGCAACATCTTCCAAGCAGAAGTGCTGCTCAAGTCCGTTCTCCGTGCAGGCCAGGCAAACAACGACATCAACCCAGTCAAATCCATCGGCTTGGTCCAGACCGACACGCCCGTGGGCATGAAACTCATGATGCGTCGTCGGTTGGAGAAGACGATGGAGGGCGATTTTGAAACTGATACGATGAGATATAAAGCTACAGAACGTTATGATGTAGGCTTTACTGATCCTCGTGCTATGTATGGAACCCCAGGCGTTTAAAGCAGTTTAAGGAGCCAAGGAAAGCCATGCCACGCAACAAAGAGAACCAAAAGCGTATAGCACGCGAGTGGTATCTCAAAAATCGTGAGTTAACGAAAGAACGAGCGAAAGCTTGGACTGCCGCTAATCCGGAAAAGGCAAAGGAAAAGGCTGATCGATACCGTGAAAAGAATCGTGAGGCCCACAATGCTTATAACCGGGCATGGTTTGCGGATAACAAAGCCAAACGCGCTGCGTATGAAGCAAAGCGAAGAGCAATGCTCTTGCAGCGCACTCCGAAGTGGTTAACGGAAGAGGATCTTTGGATGATGGAGCAGGCTTACGAACTTGCACAACTTCGGACGAAGATGTTTGGCTTTGAGTGGCATGTTGATCATGTCATTCCGTTGCAAGGCAAGAAGGTTTGTGGGTTTCACATGCCTGAGAACCTTGCAGTTATTCCTGGCTTTGACAACTGTAAAAAACACGCCTCCTTCCTAATATGAAAGGAAAGTAAATGGCTCTTACAAACTTCCCAAATGGGATTACGAGCTTCGGGGTTCCCGTCATCGGTGGCATCGGCGGTATCCCGTTCTCGGGAAATTGGTACTTTGTTGACCCGGTCAATGGCGCTGACGGTAACGATGGCTCTGCTGACTATCCTTTAGCAACGCTTTACGCTGCGATTAACCGTGCTGTTTCAGGCAATAACGATGTGATTGTCCTGATGAGCAACGGCGCTGCAAGTGGCACGGCTCGCTTGTCTACAGCCTTGGCTCAGACCATCGACTCGACTGCCACTACCGGCACGCTGAATTGGAACAAAAATGCCACGCATTTGATTGGCATGGGCGCTCCAACTCGCGTTGGTCAGCGTGCGCGTATTGCCCCTCCCACAGGCACTTACACGGCTACAACCTTTAATGCAAACACCTTCATTAATGTCACAGGTGCTGGCTGCTTGTTTGCCAACATCGACATTTTTGTTGGCTTTAGCACTGGGTCTGCAAGCATGGTTGGTGTGCTTGAGGCGGGTGGTCGCAATGCGTACCAGAATGTGAATATCCAGGGCATGGGTGATGCAGCATCGGCAGGCGGTTCTGCTGCTCGTACGCTGAAGATCACTAGTCAGGAAAACACATTCACTGATTGCGTGCTTGGTCTTGACACTGTGGCTCGTTCTGCAGCCAATGCAACCGTGGAGTTGGCCTCGGGCACTGCTCGTAACAGCTTTATTGGCTGCACTTTCCCGTTCCAAACCTCAGCAGCAACACCACTGGGCGTTTTGGCATCGGCTGCTTCGGCCATCGATCGTTGGCAGTTGTTCCAGCAGTGCACCTTTATCAACAGCGTCCAATCAGGTTCCACAACCATGAACGGATTGGCAACGCTTCCTGCCTCGGCTGGTGGCTTGCTGATGATGAAGGATTGCTCAATGGTTGGCATCACTGAATTTGGCACTGACGCGACCACTCGTGGTCAAATCTATGTCGATGGTGCTGCACCCACTGCTGCAACTTCTGGCATCGCTGTCAACCCAACCTAAGATCCTGGCCCTTCGGGGCCAGTCTTGAAAGGACTAGAGATGGGTCAGTTTAAGCCGATGACAAAGATGTACACCACTGAGCCTTCAGTTGAACTGAAGCTCAAGAAGGGTGGCCATGTGTCCAAAAAGCATGGACACAAGATGATGGATGGTGGCGTGATGGCAGGGCTTGCAGAAGGCCCTACTCCAAGCCGCCTGCAGATGGGTCAGGGTACGTTACCTGGCCGTGCACCTGCTCGTCCATCACTTGCCATGCGCCGTAAGATGGCACGCCCGATGATGAAAGAAGGTGGTGAGTCCAAAGCCGAGCACGCAGCCGAAATGAAGAAGATGGCAGGTACAGAAGCAAAGCTCAAAAAGCACGCTTCAATGCCCGCATCTAAGGCCCACAAAGGCCTGAATACAGGCGGCGTGGTTATGGGCAATGCTGGTGGCTATAAAGATGGCGGCATCATCAAAGTAGCAGCCTCAGAAAAGGGCGCCAAGGGCTACGACAAAACCAAGATGCACACGGCTGAAGGCGAAGATCACACACCCAAGAAAACGGGTGAGGTTGTGATGGGCAAGCCTGGTGGCTATAAGCGTGGTGGTATGGCTTATGCCAAGGGTGGTGGCGTTGAGGGTAATGTCTCAACATCCAAGCCTGGTGTGAGCAATACCAAGACGGGTGAAGTTCGTCTTGGCAACGCAGGCGGCTACAAGAAAGGTGGTGCTCCAAAAAAGCACTACGCTACGGGGGGACTTGTTGATACTGGCAAACCCGTAGCCTACCCCAAGCATCAAGTATCAAAGCCTGTAGCTAACAACTTGCAGTCGGGCACCTTCAAAAAAGGTGGCAAGGTTAAATACGACACGGGTGGTAAAGTGGATGTATCCAAACCTGTTGCAGATCCCGAGGCCACAGCAGCAAAAGCACGCCGTGACCTTGAAGATGCAATGAATCCCATAAGCATCGTGAAAGAACTTGGCGGCAAGTTGATGGATAAGATCCGCGGTAAGGGATCAGTCACTGAGACCAAAGAATCGGTCACAGTAACGCCACCACAAGCTCGTCGAAAAGCAGGCGGCGCGTGCTAAACAGCGGGGGCTTCGGCCCCTGCGTCATTTGAAGGCGTGATGATGAAGCCAATTACTGTTTCAAAAACAGCCTCTGGATCAACGAGCACTATCCCCTTAAATGTCAACATTAATCCATTTAATGTGGGCATGGCTGTCGTTGTGTCGGGAACTGTCAATTACACCGTGCAATATACGTTTGATAATGTTTGGTCATCAACGTATGACTCAGCAACGGCAACATGGTTTGATCATGCTTCGCTTGCTGCGCAAACAACAAATCAAACCGGAAACTTTGCCTTTCCTGTTGCTGGCATGCGGTTAACAGTGAATTCGGGGTCTGGAACGGCAACGATGACTGTGATTCAGGCAGGTGTTGCATGACATTAGGGTATGCAGGCGTATCAAACCAGGCTAATACGTCATCTGGTTATGCGCTTAATGTATCTGCTGCAAACTCGGGCACTTTGGTAGGTGTTGGAGTTAGTGGTGTAGGTATTGCAGATGATTTTTCTGGGGTTGTGCCACCAGCAGGAAGCTTTATCATCTTAGAAGTTTCAGGTTATCTTGTACAAGAAGTAGGTACGGCACCAACAAACCGATTTGAGTTGGAGTGATCATGGCAGATACCAAGATCTCTGCATTAACGAGTGGTAATCCAGCGCAGTCAACGGATGAAATTCCCATAGCGCGTAGTGGTGCTAATTACAAAATCACAGCAGGAAGTATTGCTTCGCTTGCGGCTGCTGGCTCAACAACACAAGTAATTTTCAATGATGCCGGTGCATTGGCGGGCGATGCCGGTCTGACGTACAGCAAAAGTACAGACGCATTGACTGTTGCAGGCAAGGTTGTAACGCCAAATGTTGATGCTGCTAGTTCTGCCGGTGGTCAATTAAGAAATGCG